AGGTAATATCTTATCTTCATATTTTTTATCATATAATACAGTATCAGTTGGAGTGAAACGGCGACAGTTATTAATTGTACTAATTTCCGATTTTAATTCTAATTCTAATATAGCATCATTATCAGCAGGATAAGATACTTCATAATAATCTAGTAAAGGTTTTAATTCCTCTACTAATTCAGCAATAGTTTTTGTAGGTTTAAGTTCTGCCATCGTAATCACCTCGATTATCTAAATGAACTTTTCATAAAGTTCTTATTTTTACTTTTAAATTCTTTATTAGAAGTTTTATGTTTTTCTAATATATTTTTCTTTTCAGCTAGAAAATTAACTTCTTCATATTTAATGTTTCCATTATTTTCTAGTATATTATTGGTTGGTTTTAAATCAACGTCGTTGTCTTTAAATACTAATTCTACTTCTGTAAAATCTTTACCAACACGAACATAATATTTATTATCTATTTTATAAAGCATATTATTTTCTCTTGTGTTCTTTTTTAGCTTTGATTTCATCAAATAAATCGTCAGCTTTATTTTCAGGCTCTTCGTGAACAGTTGGTTCAGAAACTACTGGTTCAGGAATTATTTCTTCCTTTTTTTCTACAGTAGCTTCTTTTTCTCCAACTATTTTATAACCTAAACTTTTGTAAAGATTTTCATAAGCACCTTTAGTTACTAGCATTTCTTTGCCTTCTAGTTTATCAGTTATTTTTATCATTTAAATAAAGTCCTAAGCTGAAACATCTAAAATAACAACTTCGTTAGCTCTTTCAAATGAAGGCATACCAACCATAGATACCTTAACTTCAACGTTAACTGGGTCAACTGTTTTATATTCAGTTACAGCAACACCATTGTTAAGAACTCTAACACTAGCAATTCCAGAAGCCATTAAATCACTTTCTTCAGGAGTAGTACCCATGTTAGTGTATCCTAAAGTTCCATCAGGGATAAATACAACTGTATCATCAGCTATGTATTTATGAGCTTCACCTTGTTCATCAACATAAACATTGTCATAAACAAAGAATTTAATACCAGTTTCATCTTCAAGATAAGATAATGCTCTAGCACCATTTATTGAAGAAATACTTCCACCAGCTAATACATAAATTTGATTTTTAATGTTTGTATTTTTTTCTAAATATCTAATTACTTCATTGTTGCAAACAGCTCTAGTGATTGTAACACCTTTTGCTTTCATCATATCTTTAATATCATTAATATCTTTTATAATATCAGCAGAAGGGTTAGACCAAGATGTTTGAACAGTCTTTTTTTGGTCAGCAGGAACACCAAAATCGTATTCATATGCTTGTCCATTTTCTGCTAATGTAATAGTACCGTTAGTTAGAACTTCCATTCTCATTCTTTCTAACTTGATAGCAGCAGCTTCGATTAATTCAATTTCATCATCAAATATTTCACGAAGTATTCTATTAACTAATTCTTTATTATTTGAATTACCAATTAAAGTATTTAATTTTTGTCTCATATCTTCATCGATATATTTTGACTCTTTGAAGAATGGCATCTTAGTTTGGTATTCTTCAATACCTTGTCTATCTCTACGAATAGCTTTAGTATCATAAGCAGCTAATCTTAAACCTACTGGTTGATTTTTAGCTCCTTTAATCCAATCTAATTTGATACCAACAACTCTTTTTGAAGGGAATAATGTTTCACCAAAATATGGTTGTTCATTTACATTTAATTGTAACCAATATGCTACAACGTTAGCAGCAGTTACTAAATCATAAATTGATTGGTTCATAAACTAAATTGCACTTCCTTTCACAACTATAATATTTTTTAAATCTCCTTTTGCAGCTTCAAGATTTGTAGCTACAGCAGCTTCAAGTTTCAATTCGTCGATGCAACCAGCTAAAACGATTGTACCGTTTCCTTTTCCCTTGTCATTTAATTTTACTTCATGTAAGTTTACACCTACAGCGTCTGAAGTACTTGCTGTAAATCCTGCGTCTCTATCGGTAATATCTCCTGTTAAAGGTTCACCAGCTTTGATAACACCATTAGCAGTACCAGATACAACACAAGGTAAAGCAATATAGAAACTTTCTTGACCAATTAATATAGTCTTACGATTTCCGTATTCACCGATTTTTTCTACCATTTTAAATTCATCCTTTCGTATTAATTTCTTTTAAAGTAATAATTTGGGTCAATTTCAGGTTTACCAGACTCAGCTAACATTTTTCCAAAGCTACCTGCTTCTGGTTCTTTATTACTTTCTGTAGTATTAACACCATTTGAGAAATTTCCTAAATTATCCTTATTTGCATCTTTTTTTCCTTTTTCATAACTTTCTTTAACTAATTTGTTAATATATGTTGCCATTGAACGAGCATTATCTGTTTCATTTTGTGCTAATACACTCAACATTTTTCCATACTCTTCATTATTACTTTCAATACCTAAGATAGTTTTAACATCACCTGTTAAAGCCTCTACACGGTCACGATTTGAAGCAACATTCTGATTTTTAATGAACTCTTCTAATTCTCTTATTTTAGCTTTATCGGCTTCTCTACTAGCAGCTTCTTTTTCACTATCTGAAAGTTTAGCATCTAGTTGTTTACGAACATTAGATAATTCATTTGTCTTAGCTTCTAAGTCAGCCTTATATTTATTAGCATCTACATAATTTCCTGTAGATAAATCTGCATATTTTTTACCACTTAGAGCTGTGTTAATTTCATCAAGTGACATATCCTCATGGAAAGCGTCACCTAACATTTCTTGTAAATTCATTTCTTCCTCCTTTTTATGGTGATTAAACGACTTCTCTGTCGGTCATAAGTAGTAATTATTTAAATCTCCTACTACTCGGAGAAATTTATAATATCGTAGAACCAGTTAAGGAACTTCCGTTATTACTGTAGTTTCTTCTATGGTATCTTCTTCGAGTACCTGTAGAACCAGTATTATTATCACTAGAATAATTATAGTTGTAACTTGAAACATGAACTTTATTACCATTATCAGCATCGCTAGGACTAGCACCAGCACCAGTCAAAGCAGCTTCTTGTTTCATATATTCTAATGATTGTTTTCTCTTTTCTTCTTTAGCTTTTTCTCCTCTTTCAACAACTTCTGCTGTTCTAGTTGTTAAACCAGACATTTCTAATGCATCAATTGTAGCAATTTCTCCTGTTCCAACTAATGCTGCAAAAGCAGTTGTCTTAGTACCAAGATTATCCGTTGTATGTCTACCAATATTAATATCAATATCTAACACACTTAAATCTTTATCTACTATATCTAATTGTTGTAAGATTTTAATTGCTACAGCAACTTGTCTCTTCTTCGCTTTTTTGAAGAATAATTCTTTAAGTTTTGCAACAATCTCAATATCTGTCCAACCATCTCTATTAATTACAGCTTCTCCTGTATCTCCACCACTTGAGTTAGCACTTCTATCAGGAATACCTGTAATAACATTTCGAGCGTCTTCTAAGAATTCTCTAATGTTTTGAACACTAACGCTATCAAGACTCGGTGATATAAACTTAGCATCAAGATTACTTGATACACCTTCAGTTCCACCTGTTAAAGATAACAAACGTTTTTCTTTAATCTTACTTAGTGTTGACTCATCATTTTCATCTAATTCAGCACCAATTAAAACAAGTAATGATTTAATAGTACCTTCAATATCATTTAATGAGTCACTAGTAACCATATTCAAAGCATCCATAACTGAAATAGCTTCTTCCCAGTCACCAACCAAGAATAAGTTATTAGGAACTAGTGTAATAGGGTCTAATCCAACAGGATTAGCTTCTTGTTTTATTTCTTTTGTATCATAATCTAACGTAAATTTATATTTATTTGTAAATATTATATATTTCTTAAAGTTACCTTCTATATCCATTATTTCCATACAAGACATTATTTGAGGATTTCCAATATCTGTACTTTGAACAACAAATGTGTGTCTTGGGTCAAGACAATCAATTATAATTGGTATTTCAGGTGTGTTATCTTTATTAATATCTTTACTAGGTAATGTTATTTCATAACCTAAACCACAAATTGAACAATATGTAGCTGTTGATATATCTGTTGCATAAACTTCTTCGTAACCAAATATATCACTCAATTTTTGCACCTGTGCTTGTTTACTATTATCTTTTTGAACTAACTCTAATGGATTACCAAATGTATATCCAACGATTTGTCTTGTTATAGGGTAAGCGTAATTAACAACAGTTTTATTATTAATGTGTGATGTGTTAGGTTCAGGTCTATCTAATATAGCTTGTCTACCTAAAAACATTCCAATTAAAAACTCACAATCATTTCTATTACTTTCGTGTATAGTTAACGCTTTCTCAAAAACTTCTTTTACATTTTGTATTAATTCTGTATTTTTTGTTATTGGCATTAATACTCTTGATAAACCATTTAATTTCATTTCATAACATTTTATTTTTAAATCTTCTA